TGAGGAAATAATCTACGAGCAGACTTCATAAATTCATCTTTTCGTCCTTTACCTTCATTAAGTAAATTATATTGTTCTTGTAAAGTTTTCATTATTCTCCTTTTAATGTTGTTTCAATGTCTTTTATTAAATCTAAAATTAAATCAGTTCCATATACTACAGAATACGATTCTGGGTTTTCTTTGTAGTAATTTACTGTTTCGTCTTTAGCATTGTCTAATAACGGGTATAAATTATTTAAACGAGCTTCAATTTCTTGGAAAGCACGTATACGTTTTTCCTGGAATTGAGCACGACCTGGGTCAGCTTCGTTTACTTTTAATTTATATTTGTAGCCCATATTAATAAATATTATGGCTTTCCCCAGAGATAATTAGTATCAATGGCTTTAGATTTAGCTGCTAATTTAACTGGGTTAACTTCTTTATACCCAAAATTTTTAACGTAGTAGTTATTTTTAACTCCTTTTTTTCCTGCTTTAGGACCAGGACCTAATGTAGCTCCAGGGTCAGTTTCATTTACAGGTTTCATTCCCAATTTATAATAGTACTTATGTTTAGTACCTTTATCTTTTTTATTAGAATTAAATGCCGCGGGGACTGCATAATTGGCTCCAGTACCAGGATTAAAAGTGGCGGTACCACCACTAACAGCTGAGATTTCAAACATACCCTTAATCTTTTGATATTCAGTAGGGTAATTTTTTCTCATATGAGTTCTAAGATTATTTCTTAAAACTCTAAATTGATTATAGATTTCTCCAAATTTAGGATCACTAATTATTTCAGGATCAGTAGCAATTGTTCTAAGTGTATCTAGAGCACGATTAATATCCTTTAAAAGGATTTCAAAATCGGGGATATATACTACATCAGATTCAAATTCTTCCTCACCACCTGGGGTTGGCTTAAGGATAAATTTTCTTCCTCTTGCTATTTCGCGAATTTTATTTTGAAGTGATTCCATTTGCTGTCTTTAATTCTTCTAAAAGTTCGAAATATTGAAGAATATTTACAATATCTTCACTAGTAACTTTAGAAGTTTTACCTAACTCATGAATTAAGCTAGTTACTTCATTTATTTTAATTTGAACAGCTTTATCTGTAACTTGTTGATTTAGCTTAGCTAATTGAGATTTTACTTCTACAATCTTAGAATTGTAAAATTCTCTTAATACTGGAGTTGAGTCTACTGAGTTGATGTATTCTCTTAAAATTTCTTTTTGGCTAGGGTATAAATCACTATACTTACCATTAAATTTTTCCATTAAGATACGATAAGTTAACATACGAGTGTCTTTATCATAAGTTTGAAATTCTTTTAGTACCTCAGCTTCTACTTGTTTTTCTTGAATAGGAGAAGTAGAAAGATGTTCTAGAAGAGTCATCTTATTATTTACTATAATATTAGTGTCTACTAATGTATCACTATTTTGAATTTCGGTTAAAGTATAAAACGCAGCAAATGTTTTATAATGAGGTAATTTAGTTTTAAAGAAATCTTCTAAATTATAGTGTTTTTTAATCTCGTTAATAAGATTATATTTTTCTCTTCTTAAAGCGTTACGATTGAGTCTTTTAGATGTTTCTAAAAGTGTTTGAATCATTACATTTGCTTTACCTTCGGTTAAAGAAGTATTTTTAGATAAGGTTTCGTAAAGTTTATATTCTTTACCTAGTTCACTCTTTACAAAATATCTTTGTATGATGCCTATAGCCTTGGAATTAATACCATTAAGTGTATCAGCTGTTACTTGACGAACAAGTAATTCGAAAAGGATACCGGTATTTTTGTACTTTGAATGTTTAATGTTCATTCCAAATAGGATTTATTATAAATATATGGGGATATATTATTCTTTAATTTGAGATTCGTCTAATAGTGATTCTTTACGCTTGTCTGCAGTAAAAACTAACTCTTTTTGTAAAGATTCAATTAATGAACGATTTTTTGATTCATTCAACCCAGGTTGGTCATCACGTCTCATATCTTTTCTACCTAAACGATCTCTACCAAATGCATTATCTTGAGTATTGATGTTAGATACTTTTTCTTTAGGACGACCTAAAATTTCTTTTTCATCATATCCTGCAGGAACATCACTTTCAGGTTCAGTATACATTCTACCTTTACCATATAGCGAAGCTAAATCGTGTGGGGTACCATAAGAACGTCCTGTTGTTAATGGATCATTACCTTCAGATTCAATTTGAGTCATACGGAATCTGCGTTTTTGATCCTGAACAATAAGGTCTCTATATTCCTCATATTCATCTTCACTGAAGTGGAAGATGTTATCGTAAATCCAATCAGTTGGGAGAAGTTTATTCTCCATAATTTGAGCTGCTAAATCTACTTTTTCTTTCATTAACGCAATTCTTTCTTGGTCGTAGATAATAGAAGGAGTAGTTAAACGAAGTTCAAAATTAGTCATTTGTTCGTTTTCGTATCCTTGAGCATATAAGTGAACAATAGCAATCTTGTAAAGTTCTGAGAGTAGAATACGTTGGATGCGGTCAATTGTACGACCAAAACGAATATCTTCAGCTGCTAATGTAGCTTTACCTTGAAGGTTTTCGTCATAACCCATAAATGCTTTAGGTACTTTAAGAGCTGCAAATAACTTATCTCTTAAGTAAGTTACGTCTTCAATAGCAGCATACTCTAAACCTTTTGTAGTTTCAATCTTAGTAGCTTGGTCATTACCTCTAACAGGGATATAAAAGTCCTCCATTAGATTTTGCATATTATACTTTAAATTGTACTCACCAGTTTTATGATCTTGTAGTGGAGTTCTTTTAAGAGTATTAATAGTTTTTTGCATGAAGTTTTCTACTTCATTAGGTGGAATAGAGCCAACATTTATAAAGAAAATACGTTTTTCTGGGGCGCGAGCAATTCTATGGATAAGCATCGCATCTTCCATCAACACATATTGCTTGTACAAACGACGAGCGGGTTCAATATATGAACGACCATATGGGAGGAAGTTAACATCCGAAAGTAGACGGAAGTGAGCAATCTCGTAATTATCAAATTGAATAGTATTGCCTACGGGATCAGCATTAGGTGTCATGTAGTAACCAGAAGATCCACCTCCATAAAAACCATCAGGACTATAGTTAAATACTACTTTAGCTGGATTTTCTGGGTCAAAATTTTCTTTTCTTTCAATGTGGTATGCTGAATAAGGGATAACATTATAAACACCAAATTTTTCTGAGATTTCTAGTTTAATAAAGAAATCACCATACTTACACATTTGACGAGTCCAAGACCAAAGGTTGAACTCAATGTTAAGTACATCATAGAATAAATTGTAAAGAATCTTTTGAATATTTTCATCCGAAGATTTGATTTGAAGTACTTCACCCTGTTCGTTTTTCAAAGTACATTCATCAGCTATAATATCAAGAGCAGAAGCAATAATAGCATCTGTATCCATTGTATCATAATCACTATACAAATATGTTCTAAGATACTGGTAGTTAAGGTTGAATTGAGCTCCTAAAAGAGAAGTAGCAGCAGGGTTTGAATAGATACCTTGATATCTACTCATTAAAGAGTTAGTAGCAAATTCTCCTGTAGTTTGAATTTTATCAGTATCGATTACTTGAAGCTCAGTACCTCCTACATTACGGATAACTACATCCGTAGAGAACAATCTTCTTAATCTTGCAAATAAGCCAGTATCAGCCATAATATTGTGTTATTATTATAAATATATTAGAGTAACCATCTAATATCTTCCTTATTTCCACCCATATCATGGATATAAGGGTTTTGAACTTGGTTAGAATTATATCCTCCTGAGAAGCCATAGCGATTAGCTGTGATATTAGTTAATGCTGCTCTAGAGGCGTCTAAATTTTGTTGTCTAAATCTATATGAAGTATCTCTCATAAACATAGCCATACCAAAAGACATTACAAGGTCATCATTGTAACCTTGTTGTGCTTCTGCTCGGCCGTTTTTCCAGATAAATACTTTCATCTCTTCCAACAATCTTCTCGAGTGTATAACAACAGATCTGTCATTTATATACTCTTGAAACTTTCCAATTACCATAGGACGTAATCTAGATGACATAGTAAAACCAGGTGTCATTTTTGATGTATCCATATACTTGTCAAAATACGACTCAGTTAGCGAGGAATCACTCTTAGGTGAATAATATAGGTTAGGATATCCACGATCTATAACAGTTTGTATAGTAGCCCACCCAATTGAAGCATTTTCTACTACAAGAAGTGCTTCATTATATTCTGTAGCTATACCTACTAGTAAATGACCATATTCTTTGGTTCCAATTTGACCTCTATATTCAGCGACTTGTGTATTTGAATCAATATCAATTACGTGAAATGCTGAATAGTCTTTACCATCACCTCTAGCTACGTCAGCTACAACTAAATAGTTTCTTGAGTAGTCAGCAGGTTGCCAAATCCATAAACTACTATCTACACCTCTTTTTTCAAGTGGTTCTTTAACGTAAGTTTTTTCGTAAAATTCAAGATACTCGTTATAGAATACTACGTCACCTGAAGATGCAAAGTCGCAGTCACATTCTTGGGCTGCCATTCTAGGATCACCTAGTAATTCATCTTGTTTTTTTCTCCAAGCCTCATCTCGTTCAGGGTGAACATACCAAGGTAATTTAATTGGAAGAAAGTCATTTTCACTATTTTCTGCTCGAACCCATGTTTGGTGGAACCAGTTACCAGTACCATAAGGAGTAGACAATACAATAGCACCACCACCAGTAGCAAGTGTTTGTTGTGCTGAAGCCCATGTCTCAGCTACGTTTTCAATAAAGGCAGCCTCATCAATTAGTAGAAGAGATACTGCTTCTGAACGTGCTGCGTCACTATTAGATGATTTGGCTTTAATTTGAGACCCGTTTGCTAGTTTTAGACTTAATCGGTTATTTTCTACCGAGTCTATTTTTAACCAAGAAGGTAAATTATCAAACATGAATCGTACTTTCGTAACCATGTTTTTAGCTGTTTCCTGAGTAGTTGCGAGACACAACACGTTTCGGTCTTTATGAAACAGCATTAACCATAAGGCATACCCGCCACCTAGAGTTGAAATACCTAGTTGACGGGATTTAAGTACAATTGAGTAAGGATTATCTCTCCACAAGTGGAGTACTTTTTCTTGGAATGGGTAAAGATGGAATGGAATCCTACCGCGTTGTGGGTGTTGGATAAAACAGTACTTTTTCATAAAGTGGGCTGGGTCTTGAGCACACTTTATATATTCTTGTTGGATTATCTGTTTTAAATTTGGTTCACTCATTTTCCTAGTTTCCAGTACATACGAGCAGAGATTACTGGGACTAGATTTTGATTAACACCAACTCCCAAGCCGTATGCTTGTCTTTTTTTATTTCTAAAAACCATTTCTCCACCTAAGTACTGTATTTGTTTTTGGTTACCAGCTAATCCAAGTCCTACATATAATTCTCTTTTATTTAAAGTAAT